TCCTTCTTGCCATCGCGCCACAGGCCATGGGCGAGCTTCTTGAATCCCCAACTGCTCAACAATCGAGACTCGAGCCAATACTCGTCAATCGCCGTCAGCTCTGCCTTCACGGCGCGATTGAGAAAGTCGATGATTTGCAGGTCGCCTTGCATGATGGCCTCTTGTCGATGGAAGATTTAGCCGAGCACCAGCAGCTCTGATGCGGTGCGCATGTAGGAGCCGGGCTCCGGCGCGTTGGACGCAGTCGCCGCTCCGACAGCCATCGCCAGCGCAACGAGCGCGTCGATGCGGTTTGTCGCCTTGCGCTTGGAAAACCAGAAATTGCCGTAGGGATCGTTCTCGGTCGCCGCCGACATCATGGCCGAGATCAACACCGGGCTGCGCCGAATCCGGATTCGCTTCTCCAGGATCAGCGTCTCCAGCGTGAGCTTGGAGCCCGGCATCCAGAGGCCGGAGTCCTTGCCCTTCTTCTTGCCGCCCTGCGGATGCTCGACGATCGGCAGTGTCAGTCCGAGCGCGTCGAGCTCCGGCTCAAAATGCTTGTTGAAGCCGTAGACGTCGTAGGCGAGCTTTTTCACCGCATAGAGGCCGGCGATCTCGGCGATGCGCGCGGCCACGAACTCGAAGCCGATGACCTTGCCGGGCGTCGTCTGCAGCCACTTATCTTCCGAAGCGATCCAGGTTTCGTAAGGCGCCTTGTCGCGAATGGCGCGCTCAGCGACCGTGTCGGCCGGCGTCCAGGCGTCGACCCATGCATCGAAGGTCGGACGGTGTTGCTCGTCATGCCCGGTCGGAACGCAATAGGCGAGCGCGGTCAGATCCTGCGTCGCCGACAAATCGAGGCCGAGATAGACGTCTTCGCCGGTGTGCTCGGCCGGATCGAAATCGTGGAGCACGGCCTCGAGCGTGGGCCGCGCCAGCCAGGCCTGGTCGGAGTCCGTCCACTGGCAGAGCTGGAGCCGCAACACGTTGTTGAGCGTGCCAGGGATGGCCTTGCCCTGCTTGATCGAGCGGCGCATCTCCTCGATCGGCATCGTGACGCCGAGCATCGGATTGGCCTTGATCCAGACCGCCTCGTCATAGGGATCGTCAAGAACGTCAAGGCCGCAGACGAACGAAAATTCCGCGTCGTCGATCACCTCGCCGATGTAGGTCGCGTCTGTCGCGCTCGGGCCGACATCCAGCGATCCCGCCGCCACCTGCACGGCGCGCACATGCTCGCGCCAGCACACCGAATTGCGGTTCGAGCCGGAATTGGTGATCATGATCAGAAGCGGCTGGCGTCTCGATTTGAATCCTAGTTCGAACATCTCCACAATTGAGCCGTCGCGATGCTCGTGCACCTCGTCGCAGATGGCGCAGCTCGGCATCGGGCCGGAGAACTTGCCTTCGTCGGTCGACACTGGCCGGAAGTAGGACGACGTTTTCAGGTCGGCGAGATTCCATACGGGATTGCCGCCCGATGGCGTAAGCGCCTTGTTCAGTCCCGGCGACTGTCGCCACATCTGCACGGCATAATCGAACACGACGCGGGCCTGAGCCTTCATTGAGGCCGCGCTATAGACCTGGCCTTGCATCTCGCCGTCGGCACAGAGGCAATAGAGACCAATGCCTCCGGCAAGCGGCGACTTCCCGCTGCCCTTGGAGGTTTCGATGTAGGCGCGCCGGAAGCGCCGCGCGCCGTTCGCCTTTTTCCACCCGAATATGCTGCCGACGATGAACTTCTGCGCCGGTTCCAGGTGAAACGGCTTCCCGTCGAAGCTCTGCGACAGCCGCAGAACTTCCGGAAAGAAATTGATCACCCACATTGCTGCGGGCAGATCCCAGGTCAGCCCGCGCTCAGCACCATGCTCGAGGTCGGCAAGGTGTCTCCGGCAGGCGTTGCGCACATGCGGGCCGGCAATGATCTCGCCGGCGACCACCGCCAGCGCCCATGCCGTGACGGGATCAGCGGGAGAGGTACTTGTTGGCGGCGTCTTCTTCTTGCGGAGCTTCGGCTTGGATCCTGCTGCGGGCACTTGGGCTCATTCCAAAATCAGCGGCGTAGCGCACCATGTCGGCCATCGCCTTGTTGGCGATTCCGATCAGCGGCGATTGTATGAAGTTGCCGGCCTTGGTGGTGACGATCAGCCCACCGGTGGACGGGTTGCGTTTCGCGGTCTCTGTGATCAGCCGCTCCGCCTGCATCCAGCGGCCATAGGCCTGGCAGTAGGCGGCGAGCGTCCCGCGATCGATGCCGGTAAGCAGCCCGATGCGGTAGAGCTCCTCGGACACCCTGCCCCATTCGACCTTGGCGTCGTCGTTGAGTTCCGGCGGCGGTGTCGGCAGCTTTCGCGCCGGGACCGGCTCGCGTTCGTTGATCGGTCGACGGCCGGGATTTCCGGTCACTAATTTTAGGTGCGACGGCGTGGGCTTTCGGCCTCGCATTGCGTCCTCTGTTTCAGCGTTTCAAAAAATAATTCATCGGAATCGAAAATAGATGTTGCATTGTTTGCGATGGGGTATATTATACCCGTACTGAGTGAGGCCGGTTGGCGCCGGCACAAACCGCGAGGAGCCCGAAATGAAGACCATCCGCACCCTGACCGCGAATGCCTACGCCTCCGCACTGGCCTTTGCCTGGGTTGGCTTTGGCTGGCTTGGCTTTCTCCATGACCTGAGCGCGATTGTGGACGCGGTGGCGGTTGGCGCATGCCTTGCCAGCATCCTGCTGCTGGGCACCGCGATCGTTGGAACGTTTGCCCTTGGCATCCGCGCCCTGATCGTTGAGGCGTGAGATGGCCCTGCCCCTGAGCGCCGCGATTATCTGGGACGCCATTGGCTGCAACGACCCCGAGGTGCAGATGACCTTCTGCATGTGGGTCTACCGAGTAGCGGCCTGGATTAGCTGACCATCCACCGGGCTTTGGCGAGCCCAACCGCGAGGAGGCTACAATGACTATTTCCCAGCAAGCCCAGACGAACCTGCTGCGGCAGCTTTGCCAGATGTTTATCGACGCCGTGAAAGAGGGCGGATCGCTCGGTGCACCCGGCGGCGTGCTGTACGCCGCGGTGATGGACAAGATGTCGCTGAACCAGTTTCAGCAGATGATGTCCGCGCTGGTCGCGATGGGCAAAGTCCGCAGGTGCGGCGAGCTCTACCACTTCGTTGCAGACCTGTAGGACGCACACTCAAACCGAACGGAGAACCACCATGATCACCGAAACCGAAATGACTGGCTTGCGCGCAGCATACACACTAGGCGAGACCGTCGCCCGCTCCTACAAGCCCGGCGACTTATTCCTTGGCGCATTCGGGGAGGCCGACAAGCTTGGTTACACCGAAGCGGCCGACCGACTGACCCGCTCAGTGTTCATTACCGCCTATTTGCAGAACCTTCCGAGACCCATCGTGACGACCGACGCCGGCTTGATCATCCATATTGGAAAGGACGCGTGAGCACTGAAAGAAAGACGTTGCGTTATTCGTGACAGGGTATAATCTACCTGCATGCCGCTTTGGCGAGCCAACCGCGAGGACCGACCGATGCGCTTCCAGATGAACCGCGAATTTTACCTACCCAAGACCGAGACGCTTGCGGCGGTCGACTGCACCGGTACCGATGCGGCGATCTGGACCTATGAGGCGGCCGGCGCCGTCTACGCGATAGGCTTCCACGGCAAGGCGCAGAAGCCGGATTTTCACCACCGCTTCCGTGACGCAGCGCGCCGCAGCGAACACATTGCCGGCTATCTCGAAGGCCGCAAGAGCTACGCGGTGTCGGTGGCCGAGCGTAAGTCAAAGCGCTCCGCGCCGCACACCCTGAAGGTCGGTGACGTGCTGGTTAGCTCCTGGGGCTACGACCAGACGAACATTGACTACTACCAAGTCACGCGCGTGCCGGGCACCGCAACAGTTGAGATTCGCCAGATCGCAAAATCATCCAGTGGCGAGAATGGGTTCATGACCGCCGACTGCACCGCCGCGCGCGACAACTTTATCGGCGAGCCGATGGTTAAGCGCGCAAACTCTGAAAACTCGGTGCGGATCGCCAGCTACGCCCACGCCCATCCGTGGGACGGCAAAGCCGACCGTTATTCCTGGTACGCGTAAACTTCAAAACCCTTCCCGCTTGGCGGCGGGAGCAACCGCGAGGATACTATCATGCAACAGAAGATTTTCACCACCGATATCCTGCGCAAGATGCTTGCGAACAGCCGGGCAACCGGCGAGGCGCTTGTCAATGGCACCGAGGAGCCCGACCACAAGCCGGTCGTGAAGGTGTTCAACCCATACGGCGGAGCGACTTGGCTGCTGACCGAGATCGACGAGGACGGCCGCTGCTTTGGCCTCTGCGACCTCGGCCAGGGCTTCCCAGAGCTAGGGTACGTGCTGCGCAGCGAGATCGAGAACCTGCGCATCAAACGCGGTGGATACGGCTTGCCGTTGGAACGCGACGCCCACTTTACCGCAGACAAGCCCCTCTCGGAATACGCGGCCGACGCCAGGGTAAAGCAGAGGATCAGCGCATAAACCGAAAGGAGGCTCACAATGGTGACCGTCAAACGATCCTTTGAATGCTGCGACCGCTACAGTTTCGATTTCGGCCCATGCACCTATGCGAAGGGTTGGGCGCAGCTCGATACCGCGCAGGATGCCTCCTACTACGGGAATTGGGTCAACCCAACGCGGCGCATGCTCCTGAGCTACGCTGAGGGCGACATCACGCTAACCGAATGCGACACCGACGCGGAATTCGTTGCGCAGGTCGGCAAGGCTTGTGAATGGCACGAGGCTAACGACGGCAAGCGTCCCGGCATTGACCCCGGCCTCAATCCGGCGATGCGGGACCTGTTTATCGCAATAGGCCTAGTACAATGGCTGCACTGATCGACAAATAGACGTTGCATTCTCCGCTGACGGGTATAATATACCTTAACGGCATTGGCGTGCCGTAACCGCGAGGACCACCGTGAACGACCTTGTGACCATGATCCGCGAATACGCCGAGGAGCACTACTACTGCGAATCCTGGGACCTCGTTGCACGCCAGTGGAGCAATACCGAAATCGCCGCGGCCATCACGGGCGCCAAGACCCGCCGCGGCGCGATCGCCAAGGCATGGGGCAAGCTGCAGGTGATCGAC